GAATCTATTACAACTTTTGATAGAATTTCTTCACCACTTACTAACTTTATAGACGCAAGAAATTCATCATATTCAGATTCTGATTTGGATGATGTCATAATTAAATTTTTCCTCGTTGTAGTATTTGATGCGTTCAATAAGATGATTCAAAGTATAGTTCTGTTTTGAACCTTTCTTAGTGTCATCAGCTATGTCATACAAAGTTGCCAGAGATTTTCCTTCACCCTTTCTTAGGACTCTACCGATGGACTGGAGGTTTCTAATTCTGGATTTACTGGGACTAGCAAAGATGATGTTATGCAGCCGCTTAATGTTAATGCCAGTACTGAAAGTACCATAAGACGCAACGATGATCGCATTGTTTTCTCTCTCTGTAATTGTACGTACTTGTTCACGTTCTTCAACATCCACGCCACCGTGAATGAAAAAAACTTTACGTTCATTTGTATTTATTAGATCATATAGCACCTGACCGTGGGTTTCCACCCTACTGTATAGTATTAGAGTGTTACCTTTTAGATCCAATGCTAGTTTTTTAATAAATTTATTTCTCTTATCATGTGTTATAATATATTGAACTTCATCTTCATACATACTAAACTCTTTAGGATCATGTTTTAGTAATAGTATTTTTATACTTAATTTGGCAAGGTATCCTGCATCTTGAAGATCTTTTGTATTGATAATTTTATACGAAGGTCCGAATAGTCCTTCCAATACCCACTTATGTGTTTGAGTACCGTCTAACGTACCAGTAAATCCATATCTATACTTAGCATCATCTAGTTTAGTCATGATACTAACTAATGATTTAGACTTGAACTGATGTGCTTCGTCACCTATTACTACACTAAACTTACGAAACCATTTCCTATCTTGCTTGTATATTGATTGCCAAGTTGATATAATAACAGGACAATCACTTAGCATATCCCTACCACCATATATTCTATGAGCAATTTTTTCTACGTTCCAACCATAATCTATAAAGTCCTTATACATTTGCTCTACCAGAGAGGTAGTAGGAACAACTATTAGTATATTTCTACCTTGTTCATGATGATATCGAGTGACAGCATATATCATCAAAGATTTACCACTACCAGTTGGTGATATTATAAGTCTTCTATTACGCTTCAAGGCATCGTAGACACCTTCTATCTGATACCCTCTAGGTTTATACTTAGATATTGCTGTAACATAATCTCTGACACCTTCTTCAGATACCTTATCATTCTCTTCGTATGGTAACCCAAAATACTTAGTGTCTAAAAATTCAAACTTATAATCATACCTCTTACAGAAAGAAGTTACCTTATCAAGTAACCCAACATATATTTCATTCTTTTGTAAATTGAATAATCTTATCTTACCATCCCAGTACTTGCTTCTGTACTGTGGCATAAACTTTGCACCAGGTACATCAAAGGTAAACTCATCCTGTAACTCATGCCTTATATGAGGGTCACATTCTATCTGAAGGTATACTTCATTCTTCTTTTTAATAACAAGATCAGCCATAGCCTGAGGAGAACCTACGCCATTCAATAGCATTCTTTATCTGATAGGTTCTATTAGAAACTTGTCTTAGTATCTCTTCAAGATACTTGAGCATAGCATCGTAGTATTCTAACTTGAGTTTAGTCTTACTCAATTTTTCATCAGAGTCAAGGTACAACTTTAAGTCATCCTTATCTCTAACTTTATATGGAAATGGTTCTTCTGCATATATGTCTGCAGTAGCCTTTCCTGTGTAATACTTTCTACGATCTAATAGAATAGAAGAATACTGCTGCTCATCACGTTTCCGCATAAGCAGTATCGTATTATATAGGTCGTAATATTTGGCATGTAGTTGTGGTATACGTAAGGATTCATTATCAAGTTCATCTTGATTCATAACTGAATCTTTAGTCCACATGTCTTGTATTGCTTCAACTGTACATGGATTAGATTTCATTGTGGTTTACCCAATATTTTGTCACCAGACCTAACAGTCTCATGACCAGTCACATAGTTTAGAAACGTACCTAGTATATACTTTGCATACCCATTTGTACACTCACTACCTTTATGAAGGTAACTCCAAGTACATGGGAACAATAGTATAGTACCTTTTGATGGTTTGAACTTTTGATCAAACATTGGAAACAAAGTATGACCACCATCAAAATCATCATTCAAATAGCATATAATAGAAAAGAATCTTTTTGCAGAATCTTTATCTTTAACATCAGAATGAAAATCATGTTGTTGATTTGTATCACATAAGTATCTTTTGATTCTTAGATTTTCAAAAGCATACTTTGTAGGCCACTGTGATTGATGCATGTCTACATCTATCTTATACTGTGATAATGTAGATTGTATACCTTTTATTACTAATTGAAATGGTTCCTTGAATTCTTTATGCTGCATGATGTCAAGTCTTTGACAATCACATGCACCACAAGTTTTTACACCTTGATCGGTGTAGCAAAGACTTAATTTTTTTAGAAGGTCTGACTGTTCTTTCCAAAGTCTTTCGTATGTGTCCACCAACGTGTCACATAGTTTACTGTCAAAGACATTCTTATATTCTCTGACGTAAAGCGATTCTCCTTTATACTTTTTTTCCATCAATATCAATCACATCAAACATAGTATACTTGAAAGTTGCAGCTGCTGTGTAAAATTCTTGAGTTTCCTTAGTATTATCAAAAGGTATTCCACTCAACGAAATTGGAAATAAATCTCTAAACTTTACCTTTACTGTAGGGTTGAAAGAATTGCTTAGTATCAACAATGTCCCGTCTGACCTATCTGTATTAGTATCATTAACGCCTGGTTCTGGTAAAAGTCTTTCTTTATCACCTAGTCTAGAATACTGTGCCATCTCTTCTGGATATCCTAATGAAGTCATCCAACGATAAAGTTGCAAGTAATTCTCCATGTTCTCATCGACCATGAATGCAATACGCAAATCATCGTATGCTAACTTATCACCAGGAACAGGAATGTTTCTTAGGTATGTTGGTTGTACAGCATGACCTAAAGTAATTTCTGGTAGATTAGCACTATTGCAATAGAAGTCAACTTTGGGGCAACGTTCTAAAGCAAATTTAAAACCAACAACAGATAGGAAGTTACGGTTAGTAACCTCTTTCCATTTGCTAGGATGTAATGATTTTCTGGTTGGCATTACATAATTACTTTTTTATATTTATGCCCAATACTCATCAAGAGTATCCATTGCTTTGTTCATATATTTTCTAGCACCGTTGCACTCCCATTCTCCCATCTCACCAATCTCGCATTTGTAATCTAATTCTCTTTTTAGTTGAAATAATCTATTTGTCATATCAACTTTTGAAAGTCTGCCGTTCATTGTTCCTAAGATTACCTTCGTATAGTAGTTAGGTAAGAAAGTACCTGTTCTCGTACTTCCATCAGCTCATGGTAACATTTCTGGTTGTGAGCACAGTTCCTGAGTTTGCTATCTGGTTTATGAACACTCTCGGTAAAAATAGTAAGAGCATCATTCCACTTCTGATCTTTATCCATTACATAAAAAAAGAGACCCCTTTATATAGGAGTCTCTTTTGAAGTTATAAGCGTCTCGCTTACATAAGGTTGGTAACCTTAACACGTCTGTAGTATCTGTTGCTATTAGCAGTGATACGTCCAAGTCCCTGAGTTGTACCTTCAGCGAATGGGTTGGCAACCATACCATATCTGGTCTTGAAGCCAATTTTTGGTTGGAATGTGTCCTGACCAACCGCACGAACCATCTGTAGTGGAACGTATGGGCAGTAGAATATTCCAGCATCATAAGGAGATGAACCCTTATAACCCATAACGTAGTACTGGTTAGCGTCTAGGTTAGCAGCGAATGGATCGATGTAAACCTTATAGCGTCCGTTAAGTGTACCAGCAAATGTATTACCTGTGTCATCAACATTCAAGTTGCTGTTGAGTGCAGGTGTATAATCTAGTTGTCCAGCAGCAGTAAGTGCAGAAGCAACGTCAGCAGAGCAAAGGATGATGTTACCCTTTCCACGACGAGTTCTTTGTGCGATAGCGTTAGCATCACGCTCTAGTTGGAAGATCATACCTTTGAACTTCTCAACCATCCAACGACCATTACTGTCGGTGTCTAAGTCAAACGCACCTGTTGTAGCAGTGTTTGTTTGAGCACCTGGTTCAGCAACTTTGTAGATTGTACGAACGATCTCTCTGTTGATTTCCGCAAGGATTTCAGTAGAAAGAATGTTTGCTAACTCAGCTTCTGCGTCTAGACCATGAATTGCCTTCAAGTCTTGAGCAAGTTCTAGTGAGTACTCAGCTTTCAACGCACGAGACTTAGCAGTAACGCTAACTTTCTCGATTGAGAATGCCATCTCACGGAAGTCGTTAGTAGAAGTATTATCTCCTAACTTTTCCAAATCTTGTGTCTTGAAACCTTGTCCAAGTGAGAATGCATTGTCAGAACCACCGTTCAAGATTGATGGGTTAGTACCACCTTGAGCAGTTGTACCAAAACCAACGTCTGTACCACCGTCAGTAGCCCCTGTGTAATCACCCTGATTGAGTGATGCAGCAGAGTTCTGAGCAGAGAACGCTGAATCTGGTTCGTTGAATAATGCTTCCGTTCCGTTCTGGTTGTCGAACTTAGATCTCATTGCGAAGATCAAACCAGTAGGTCCGTTCATTGGCTGAACACCTGCTAGGTCATAAGCGACCAAGTTAGGCATTGCACGACGGATAAGGCTGATCAACACAGGGTCGAAACCAGCAACAGGACCACCTGTAGCAGCACTACCAGAGAAACCTGGGTTACCTGTGCCTGAAGGGTCTGTGTTTACTGTAGGAGGTGCTTCTGATAAGAATGCTCTCTCCTCTCTTAAAAATCTTTCTTGGTTTTCTAGAAGTTGTGCGGTAACTGCTTTCCTATGGTTGTCCTTGATATTATCAAGTCCTTCTGCCTCTAGGAGAGGTTGCCACTTCTTCTGGAGTTGTCCAGAGTTAAACATGTGAGTTTACCTATAAAAAGTGTAAGGTTGAATTTAATTTATTGGAACTTATGAAGTGCCTGAAGGTACTGACCCATTGCTGGGCTGACTTCTTCGTTGATAGAAGTCTCTTCAGTGACTTCTTGGGACTCAGATACAGGCTTCTTAGCAAAGTAAGATTCCTTCAGCGTATTGAGTTTTTCCCTGTATTGTTCTTCACTCTCAAACTCAACACCTTTAGCTAGTTCAGCAAGCTTCTCCTTTTGGGATAATGCTAGACCTGCACTTGCTTCGTCAAGGATGTTGTCTGATACAGATACTGATAAACGCTTTGTCAAAGACACATTGCTATCGATCTGCTCATTTAGTTTATTCTCCATTTCATCTAGTTTAGTGACCATCGCCTCTAAGACATCATATTTTTCTTCAGGGATTGAAACATAATGTTCTTCAAAAAGACCTTTGAGGCCAGTCATAAAGGACTCAGAGAGTTCCCCTCTGATTCCCGACTCTACCTGAAGAGCATTCTCTTCGATCCACTCAGTCGCAACATAGTGGAGGTAGTTGTCTACTCGCTCTTGAAGCGTAGTCTTAAACTCAGAAACTTCTTCTTCAAGTTTCTTAGAGAATTCCGCTTCAAGGGATTCTTTTACGCTAACAATCTTAGACTTTACAGTCGCTTCAAAGATTGTACGTGCTTTTTCTTGGAATGTGTCAGATAGTTCTTCGCCTTCAAACAATGCTTTCACATCATCAGTAAGGTCGATATCGATCTCTTGAACTTCTGCTACGGTCTCGGTAGTCTCTTCAGCAGGTGCTTCTACTTCTTCGTTAGCACCTTTACCGTAACCAGATGACTTCATGCCAACTGGTCCGAGAGGACCATCTTGCTGAACTGTACCTGCAGTCCCTTTAGTTTGTACATCGCCAGTCTGAGCAAATGCAGCGTTAGGTGTTTTCAACTTAGCTGAGTTGTCAGTTGACTTGTAGTTCGTAGGTGTAGGTCCACCTAGATCTTCGATGGGTGCGTTATCGGGTACATAATTTGGAGTGGTTGCTTTAGGTTCTGCTGGTTTAGCACCTTTAGTTACCTGGTTCTCCATCTCATGTAGTTCGCTGTTAGATGCGGTCATTGTTACCAGTCCGTTGTTTATTCCTTAGAATTTCTTTTATTATTTATAGAATTATAGATCCCGTAAGAACTTAGAGAACAAAGCAAGCTTATGCTCTTCAAGTTTTTTCTGATCTACAAGAGTATTTATAGTGGACTTTACCTGCTCTACTTGTTTTTCACGTAGAATAGATCCTTCCCATACCCACTCTTTACCTTCCATAACACCATCTACAAAAGCATCTGGTGCAGAAGGATCTGCTACTATATCAGCAGCAGTTGCTAACATAAAGTCCTCTCCAACATAAGAGACACCTTCATGTTGACTAATAGATCCCATACCTCTAGATGAAACACCTAGTTTTACACCATCAGCAAGAAGCGATTCTGCTATCTTACCCATAGGTGTTTTTAGGATCTGTGCTTTACCCATAAAATTATTACCCTCTTGTGTAAGAGAAACAATCTTATGTGACACACGGTCTAAGTTTATCTGTGGACCATCGGGGTGACCCAATTCTCCAAGAGCACGACCTCTAGATACAAACTCATCACTATATCTCTTGACTTCTTTTTGCATGGTAGCAATAGGATAGCAACGCTTATTGCGATTGACTACCTCAGCCTGTAAAAATGGTCCTGAAATATACAGAGTTTTCTTGCCGTCTTTTTCTTCGGTAAGAATATCAACTGATTCAATTTCTTCTGAAATTAACTTCATCCTACTCCTACCTCGTTTAAGTGCAATGTGCATCCTGATGCTGTCTCAGGTGCTAGTCTAAAGATCACCGACTTAGATAATGTTGCAGTGCCAGTGAAATCTGCTAGTGCAGAACTGTTGGCATTGACTGTAATAGTTTGCTTATAATCATTCCACTGTTGTGGTTGAGATTTAGCAGTAACTTCTACATGAGCAATAAGTGTATTCCATGCACCTACTGCTGCTCCTGTCAATGTAACATAGTCACCGACTTGGATCTTGCTATCAGTATGATCTATGGTAAGAACAGCAGATGCTGCTTTACTAATTGCCGATACTGGTGCGTTAGCAGGATGTCCATATCTGTAAAGGAAGTCATCTCCCTTTGCTACATGGAATGATCCAACACCTGCTTGGTTTGCTGTATTACAAACCGCAATGTGTCCTGCTGCTTTATCATCTGAACAAACAACATACAATATCCCAGTCTTTATAACTGAAGCACTGGTAACAGCAGATGTGGCATTTGCACTAGACAATTCACCATAGTCTGTAACTAATGATAATGGTTGTGATGCACTCATTCTTCTGTTTCCGTTGTAGGTTCTTGTTCAACTTCAGCGTTAGCTTCAGGTTGCTCTACCTCATCTTCTGGTTGATCACCAAAGATACCAGCAGCAACATCAGGAGTAATTTTATCAACCATGTCGGCAGACTTAGCATACGCTAAAGACTTTATAGCATCTTGAATCTCCGATGCAGGAGCATCCGCTATAATCATATCGACTAGTTCAGTTGAATCCATAATCAGTAAAAACGCTTGTATTTATTTATAAAGTTGTAAATATCATCTGCAATTTTGGGTTGTGCATCTAAACCTGGATGTTTGTCAGTAGGACTTGTTCGCCCATATATGTCACAATGAACCATCATATCAAAAGATAATTTTGTTTTTTCCCAATTACTCATCAATACTAGAGGAACTTTGTTCACTTCACATATTGCTTTGATCGATTTTTGAATTGTCTCTTCGTATGTATCACCGTATTGTTCATCATATATGGTTTTATAATAAAAATTCCAAAACTGTGCAATTTTTGGATCTTCAAATTTTTTTGTTGATAATACATTTCTAAACTTTCCATTATAAAAATATTCAGTTCTATTTGGACGGGTCATTAAAATAACAACAAGATCATAATCAGATATATCGTGCTTCGTAGTAATATTTCTCAAAATACGTGGATTAGATCCTCCACCACAAGAAAAATTATATTCTTCTGCATCTAATTTATTTGCTAGTAACTTAGACCATCTTCTCTCCTCCCAATTATCAACTCCCCACCTAGGTGATCCCCTAGTATAAGAGCATCCATCAAAGTAGATCTTCAAATTTTAGCTTTCTTGATGTTTATTTCAGGTGATCCTTTTGCATCTGGACCTTTAGGTTCTTTGACAGTTTTACCTAAATTATTTTTTGAACCACCGTTAGTAGCACCGTTACCGTTACCATTAGTCTGTGGCATCTCTGCTTCTATACCTGCCTGTAACATCATATTCTGTTGCTCCAATGGAAGACCTACACCTAGTGCATTCTCTTCTTCCATCTCTTGCGTCATCTCTTCTATCTCTTCATCAGTCTGACGTAAGACTTTACGCTTGACATAATCTCTAGAATAGTATGTACCGATATATGGTTCAATAGCAACCATGATGTTTAGACGTTCAGTCATCAACTCATGATCTTTTAGTTCTGCAAAATGATTGTCATACACATAGTCAAACTGTATGTGCTCAGACATCTTAGTCCATCTTCTGGGGTGACAATGTTCTTTAGAACCAACTGTGTTTTTAAAAGATCTAAAAAGAGAGCACTAAACCTCTTTCTCAACCTACCAACAAACTTACTAAACATAAGTTCGTCACGTAAAATCTCAGATGATCTACCTAGATTGAAACCACCAGTATCTCCAATACGAGACTCAGGAACGTTCAATGAACGATACAGTTTCTTTTGGAAGTACTCGATGTCAGCAAGTTCTCCAAGATTTTGACCACCTGGAAGCGTAGAGATTTCAGTACCTCGTCCTCCTTCTCGTCTCGGTAACCAGAAGTCTTCGAGCATTGACATGAACTTCTTGTCATCTTTTATTTCTCCTGTGTTTGCATCATATACAAGTTTGTTTCTATAGCGACTCATTACATCACGTAAGTATTGTTCCGCTTTTACCTTTGGAAGATTACCAACGTCAATGTAGAATATTCTTCTTTCTGGTGCTCTTGATAATCTGTAGATAACAAGAGAGTCCTCAATCATTCTCAACTGGTTGAGACCTTTGATTGCTTTATGTAAGTATGATAATGTTAGTTTTTTATTTCTATCTACTAGTCCAGAATGGATATGGCATATAGAATCCTTAGCAATTCTTACACCCTTACCAGCAACAGAACCATATCTCTGTGCCATACCTTGTGGATAATAGGTATAAAATTCTACTACCTTAGCATCTTTGTTTACTGTTGTTTCCCCTGAGTATGGCATAACGGGAATGCCTTCAGCACCTTTAGCACCCTTCTCATTCTTGGGTTGGACCCTCATCAATTTTATCTTGAGAGCATCAATAAATCTTAGTTCCTGAATACCTTCATCAGGTTTTTTTGAATCAATAACTTTATGGTAATGTAGTCTGCCATCTACATACCAGTTACGAAATATCTCATGAGACTTACTATCAAAATCAAGTAAATCCTTTACACCTTTGAACTCATCTCTTATTACTTTTCTTAGATTATCACTAACACTTAGATTATCTAAATTTATCTCAACTGGAGAATCATTTTGATCAGATACTATAGCCTCATTGACAACGTGTTCAATAGCAGTATCACACTCAGGGTGTAATGCCATGTCACGATATCTTTTTACAATATCAAACTCTGTACGAAAAACACCTTCAATGTCAACATACTGTCCATAAAAACCCGTAGACAGATAATAGTCAGCCCCATCCTCATTATTAGGAGGAACGGGACTGACTATGCCTTTAGATTTCTTGGACTCGTCTTCTATAGAGAATCCAAAGAGTTTTGCCATAATATTATTTTGTCTTTATTGTCCTATTTATTATAGCACTAAACGACAGAATTACCGCCACTTGCATTATATGCTTCCCAGTACTGGACTTGCCACGTTACTTGGAATTCTTCAATGGTATCTTGTGTATCGTAAGATAAGTCTAATGCACTTACGTTAGATGGCCAACAACCCTTCATCTTATAACTTCTGAGTACAGATAGTTTAGCAGAGTTATCTAGTCCAGAACTATTCTGATCACCTATTGGAGATCTTCCTAACTGACTGACTGTAAGATCAGCCATGTATGAACTAGGTTGAATAGTACCAGATCCGTCTGATACTTTGATAATGAAATTAGCCCAACGTTCAAATGCTTCTCTTAGTAAGAAGTCACCGTCGTTGATTACAGTAATTGTCCAAGGATCGAACCTTCTATCTCCAGCAACCTTGAGTTGTCTACCTCTGAAAGGAACAACAACTTCAGCAACGTTTGATGCAGGTAACTGAGCACCCTTGATCAACATCCTGAAGTCATCTCCTCCAGGACCAGCGTTGCTTTTGTCAACGTCAAGTGCTTCTGGGAATGCTAAAGATACCTCAAATAAATTGGGTCGAGCACCACCCTGTGCTAATCTGTTCTTGAAAGAATCTATCGTTCTTTCATTATTAGGAACTGAAAAAATGTTTGCGTCTAATGCCATAATTGTGGGGGTCTCCTATTACACAGTTCCTACAACTTCACTGAAGGATACTCCAGTGCGTGTAGCTACGAAGGTTAGTCCGATGAAGTTAATCGAACGTGCTGGTTTGACATAAATGTCAGCAAGGAATTCATTACGATCAATAGCGTCAGGGGTGTTATTTGATTCATCACAAATAAGTAGGAAGTCTTGAATTCCTCTCTTTGCCTGAACATCACGTAAGAATGGTTCAACAACGTTGATGAAGTTTGACCTTGTAGTCACATCGTTGAGTTCAAACAATGCTGCTTTAGCAGCATTTTCAATTGCTTTCTCGATTGTAATGAATAGTCTTCTTACGTTGATTCTATCAAATGCAGATTCAAATGCGAGTCCTGTCTTATCACCGAATAGAATCACACCTTGACCAGCTTGAGATATAACTGGGTTTACTCTTTGAGAGTAAAGTCTATCTCTAGAATCCTGACCAGGATTGAATGCTAATTTTACTGTGAAGTTTAGACCACCTCTTGCTGTACCAGCAGGTGAGAACCAAGGGAACTGATCTCTATCAGTTCTAACCATCAATCCAGCAATGTCACTGGACATGGGCATATAGATAAATTTCTTATTGAATCTATCGTATACGTACTGATAACCAGAATCAAATACTGCGTATGATGATGAAGTTATTGGTGCAAAGAATGATAGAACATTGTCTAACTGGTCTGTAGCACTAGCAACGTTGACTGTTGCATTTCTGTGAGGAGAAATAACAGCAACCGTATCCTTCCTGCCTTCGGCAATCTGGATCATCTTATTTGCTTTTGCTTGCTCTTCTTCCTTTGTCTTATGAGCAGATCCTTGAAGTAAGAATCTAATGTCACTGTCTACTGGATCAGCAAACTTATCGTAACCATTCAGAAGGTCACCTAGTGGTGCATCAAATAGTCCAACACCTGTGTAATCTTTACCACCTGTTAGACTGTAGACTTGGTTACCGATAGATGAGAACTTGAGGTCTTTTGCTTCTTGACCCCATGCTCCAGCATTGTCTGTTACAGCAACGTAACCGCTACTGAATCCAGATGGTAATGGTTCTGTACCCCAATAAGTGTCAGTACCTGTAACTGGGGAAGCACCTGCAAAGATAAAGTCTGAATTATCTGCAATGAAATCTTTATAGTAGATAGATCTACCACCAGATTGAGTTACATCCTTTCCTTTAGATAAGTTAGAATGCTTCTCTAAAACAGATCCTACATCTCCTGTAACACCGCCACCTGCATCAACAAGCACAATGTGAAGAGCATCGTTTGCTCCATCTCTCTTAGTGACATAATCATTTGTTTGTGGTTTATTCAATACCGCCTTCCAAGGAAGCGTAACGATATCAGAACCACCGTCTGCCACACTTGTCAGAATATTTTGTGCTGTATACCAATCACTTATAGTACCAGCAGCAGGAGTAAATCTGTTTCCTACGTTATCCGTACTTGATGAGTTGATACCAACTAAGTTACCTGTTCCAGTCTTGAACTCTAACTGAGAACCTTCTCCATAAGATACAAGAGTTTCTACACCCCCAACAACTTTACTTACTACTCGAACATCTATTGTTCCAGCACCGATGTTAGAAATAATACCTTTCAGCATTCCAGTTGCGGCTGCTGTTGTACCAACACCGACTGTAACACCCGTTAGAGATTGTGTAACACCGTAACCAACTGCCCAGTTAGTTGTGGTAACACCTGTAATTGTTTGGTCAGCAGCATTATCGATAATTGCTACTTTTACATTCTCTGCCCAGTGACCTGGATTTCTAGCAGAAAAATACCAAGTGGTATCGTCTGCCTGATTGTTTACATAATCTTCGTAGCTATCTACTCGAAGACTATTTAAATTTGCTTGACCTGATGCAGCGTTTGCTGTGTTTAGATCTCCACCACCAACACGGACAACATCTAACTTACCACCATATGATAAGTAATGTGCTGCACCATACCATGCTTCGTAATGGAAGTCAGTTGTTCCTACACCTGGTTCCCCAAATGTATCAACTAACTCTTTTTCATTATTAATTCTGGTTATTTCATTGACAGGCCCTTTACGGAAAGGAGCAGCAATACCACCAACGACGTTGAGTGTAAAGTCTACGCCACCCCTAGTGAGGTCAACCTCTCTTACTGAAATACCTGGAGATGCTAATCTGAGTGCCATTCTAACTCCCTGCAGTACCCGAACTTTTGACTGAAATTATTTAGGATTTTTGCTGTCTATAGGGTATAGTCCCACATATATGAACGATCTCCATACTCATCTACCTTCCAGTTATCCCCGTTTGAGTCTACTTGTTCTATCTCATCATCAAATCCATCACAGACAAATCCGAATGGAGCCATGTCCTGTTCTATAGCATTTTTCTGCTCATCATAAATTCTTTTTCTTACATCCTGATCAGTCATCTCCTTGAAATAATCCTGTGCTACCAACCAAGAGAAGATAACCAAACACATAGCAAGGTCATCATTACACCCCTCTTCTGCCTCGAATGATTGTTTCTTCTGTATGAATGTAGTAAGTTCACTGATGATATTATAATCACAAAATGTAAGTTTATCTTCTTCAACCAAAGTCTTCAAGTTAGAACATCCTACTTTTTTTGTAGTCGTACTCATTTTCACACCTAACTGAGTTTTGACACCAGAGAATCCTGATCCTACTATTTGACCAGCACGACCCCTCATAGCAACCATTAGTAAATTTTCATACTCAAGGTCGTAGAATAGAATAGATGCTACTTGATCACCAATATCATTTACCTCACATAACACGTAGGCATTATTATATGCTCTTGCTACGTCCTCAATAACTGATGGAAATATCATTGGTTTTACTTCATTGTCTCTATACGTTGCTACAATCTTATATGGAAACTCTGTGATGTCAGCAACTATAAAGGCACTATAATCCTTCGAGATACCTCTTGCCACATCAACGGTTACAATATAATCTCTTTTTAGATAAGGTTTTTCATATACTTTCAACTTACCATTCTGCTCTTCTGGTTCCTCATATACTAATGCTTTTAGTTTTGCTGCTGATATCAAAGTATCAACAGATCATAGGAACTCACATTCAAACTCAATAGCAAACTGTTGTTTACTAGTGTTTGATATAGTTTGTTTCTTCCATTTAGCATCACGACCTGGTACTTCAGACCAATGTACTTCTGTGGGAGTATACTCATTCTGCCCCCGTTCAGCGTCATGCCACATTCGATAGAAGTGGTTCATACCATGTGGGGTGGATACTATTATAACCTTGGTTGATTTACCAGAAGATATGGTAGGATAAACAGACGCAAAGAAATCATCTGCCAAGTGGTTCTGCACGAATGCAAACTCATCAAGGAAGATGATATTGAAAGACATACCTCGAACAGCAGATGCTGATGTAGATGCTGCTATGATCTTGGAACCGTTCTCCAGTTCCATTGACCCTTTGTTCCAAGCGATGATACCCTGCTGCATCCAAGTCGGCAAGTTCTCATATGCCAGTTGTAGTCTTCCGAGTAGATCTCTAGCAGTTGCTGCTTTGTTTGCGAGGATTCCAATATTGACGTTATCGTTGAATATTGCGTAATGGAGTAAGTAAGATACTACAGTTGTAGACTTACCAGTCTGCCGAGGCATTTTACAGATATTGAATCTATTCTTATGAAAATTTTCAATCAGTTTCTTTTGGAAACCGTACATGTTAAAGTTGACTAAACCTTCGTCAACGTTAACAATTTTTATATGTGTCTCTGTAAAATAAACTGGATCAGCCTTACACTTGAGGAACTCTGCAATGTGTTCCTTAGTGAATTGAGTTTGTGTATTAGCCTTCTTTAGATTTGGATTACCAAGATAGATATCAGTTTTTGCTGCCATAATTTAGCCTGCTCTAGGTCCACTCCAACTAGAATCTCCGTATGCTTTCGATACTGATGATCCTACTTTCTTTACAGTTGAGTGTACACCTTTAGCAATTGCTCCTATTCTTTCTTTTGACGGTCCTTTGAACTTTTTCTTTTCACCACTTCTGTATGGTGAGGGGTTTCTTTTGTCTTTCACTTCAGTATTCTTCGTACCACGATTAGCTAGTGTAGATCCTTTATCTGGTTCACGTTTTGCTAACTGATTATTTTTTACTTCTTTTGCTTTTATATTAATGGTTGGACCAGGTGTTCTTCTGTCAGAGTCTTTCAACTTACTGACCATCTCTCGGATACCCCTAACTTTAGCAGCAATCTTCTTAAGTTTTACATCTTGTTTTACAGATGTTTGAGATTGTTTTATAGCTTTGACTAGTTTGTCAAACTTAGCCTCACCTTCCTTCAATGATGCTTTTCTGTTTTTCAGTCTTTCTAGAGCAGCGTCAAGTGCCTTCTTCTTTTTTATAGCGGAAGGTTTTTTTCTGCGAGAAAGTTCTTCGTTGGTGTATGCCATGTTTTATTTATTTCTTTCTATCCATTAATCCATTTGCTTTGAGCATTTTCTGAAGATCAGCAGTACTACCCACAAACATTGAATTGTTAGTTACATTCTTAGGACCAGATTTATCTTCATCTAAATCTTTCATCTTCTTTTGTAGATCAACTAACTTGTCAGTTGTATCTGCAATGTGTTTGATTAACTGTCCAGCAACTTCATATGCTCTAGGGTGCTGAGAATCACCTGCAACATCTAAGATACCATCAACCGCTTCCTGACCCTTCTCAATAAGGTTATAGAACTGTGCTCTACTATATTCATAATCCTTGGTAGGATCATCATCTACTTGCTTTTGTATCTTAGGTTTTTCCCTGACAATTTCTGCTTTCACATCAAGTGCCTTTTCTATTGGGTCATAATTTTCAGTCATGGTGCTTCAACATCCCTGCCTTGATTTGGACTATAAGTCAATCCATCATCACCAAAGAATGATGAATTCTCACTAAACCCAAAGTCATCACCAACTTCAAGCATATCAGTATCTAGGGAATCTACATTGTTAATCACTGCTTGAGCATCATGTTCTTGAATCTTAGTTCCGTATTGTCCTCTAGAAACAATAAGACTAGTACCATTCAATTCTCTGATCCGCATGACCTCTTCATCTACCTGAATAAAGCTTCTAGCAATAAGACCAGTAGCAGTAGTAACAGTTACTAATGTCTTCTTAGTATCTAAAGCAACAGATAATCTACTTGTAGAATCTGAATTGTAATCCTTCTTAGCGGTTGGAACAACAGTATATCTTTGCTCTCTTGGTGCTCTGATATTTGTAGAGTAATCGACCTGAACCTTCTTGATAATTCCACCTTCGTCTGTAGGTACTTCCTGATAGAAGTATGTCTTAGCAACAAAATCTAAATCGTATTGAATAAATCTTCTGTTAGAAAAATCTCCTTCGTACTCATCAGTAAAGGAAACATTTCTTAGTGTGTATGGTATATCTCTAGACTCTTCAACCCCATCTAACATATTGACTGTAACGTTATATGATGGTTGGAAGAAAGGTAATATCTGTTCAATAATCTGTAAAGCATCATCCTGCAACTTTGTTGCAAAACTTAGCCTAAACCCTATATCGTATGGAACAGGAAGAAACATCTTCTTCTGTTTTGTTTTATCTGCAGGAGTCTTTGCAAAAAACTTTGTTATTGGTGATGCTTTACGAGAAACGTCATACGTATATGATGTCAACTCAAATGCAAGTCTTGGTAAAGTAATCGCTACGTTATCATCAAAATTTTGCTGCTGCTCAATACGTGCTAAGAACCTTTGCATAGGACCATATGCAATAGGAACCTTCATCATACTAATAGTCTTACCGTCATTAGCAAATTTTTTAATGCTAATGTTATTGAACAGTGTACCAAAAGCGATAACTGTTTTTCTTACGGTCTCATTGTAAAAGTAATTACCTACCATCAAATCTCACCAAATGGATTCTTTTCTGTAAAGTCTACTATAGATGTATCAGATATGTATTCGATAGTCTCACTATCGTTGAACGCATCGTCATCATTATAGTCGATGCTATTTAGAGTGTATGACGCACCCGTGCTCACACCAACTTCAACAGTTATAGTCTCACCTCCTGAGAATTGACCAGATAGATTTCTTGCTAACAACGTATTTGTTTCTGCATCCCAACTACTTACAAATGCAGTAGTGAGTGAAGAAGAACCCTTGATAACATCTCCATAATTGTATGTTCCAGAACCCTCTACAGAATCTCCTATTGTAATAACAGGAACTGAAGTATAACCATATCCAGCGTTTGTAAAGTGAATATGTGTTACCTGACCTGCACTATTGATTCCAGCAATTGCCGTTGCATTAGTAGTAGATCCATCAGTAGAAGAAGCACCAACTGTTACAGAAGGAATCTGAGAGTAGTTCTTACCTGCATATGATACAGATGCAACACCTACAACTCCTGCAGTTCCAACACCTGCTGTTGCCACTGCACCACTACCAACACCATCTCCAGCAACAAAAGTTACATTTGGAACATCAGAAACAGGAATATATCCTGAACCTGGATCAGTAATAACAACACTCTGGACTCCCCATGATGAGAAGTTTCTAGTACCTACCCTGACCATCTTGGCATAACCTTGAGCAGTATGTCCTGCTCCAACTGGAGCATCAAACCTAACTGTAGGTGTTGTATTGAATCCTACACCACCTGTTATAACATCAACCTTGTATATACCACCATTAGTAATAGTTGTATATGCTGTTGCTTTCTCACCACCAGATCCAAGGATCATAGTTACGTTGTAACCTTCAGTCTCAAAGTCATCATCAATTTCCTCAACACGAGTATTGAAAGTCTCGTCTGTGTACTCGAATGGTTCACATGTCAACTCATAGGTATAGGTATTTCTTAGTTGATAAAAATCTACAATATCATTTACATACTTAATTTCAAATATAATATCCCTCATCGGGAAATACATCAAGTCACCTTCATAAGGTCTTGTTTGATCTTCTACTCTACCAGTAGGACCATATGTGGCAGTTGGGAACTTCCATAATAAAGGTGCTATAGAGGAATCATATCTATCCTGTGAGATGATAATTTTCATCTCTGCAGTAGACCTTACACCAAATTTTGTAAGTAAATTATATCCAGAATCAAACCCCTCATATGATGATATATAACCCTCTATTGGAAATGATCTATCAAACTTAGAACTAGTAACTTCACGTAAAACATCAGCAGTCTTTACATATACCCTAGGCATATAAATGAATTCAACACCGAACATTTTTATCTGTTCATTTGTTAAATCTTGAACAAGTTGCTGCTCTTGTTTGTTACCTTGTAAGAAAAAAGGATTGAGTGCCATTATCCAATCATATCCATTACAGGTAGTTCGTAAGTAGAACTCATCTTTTCATCTAACACATCTAGTTCTTTCACACCCTCATCATATATCTCTCTACCATTCAGTTCTACACCACCAGGCATTTTTACACCTCTAAACTTCATCATATTTGAACCCCATTGTTTCTTCAACAATGCAGTAAAATATTTTTTCAAGAACGGGTCATTATAAACCTTGGTGAAATCATTAGGATCTATTGTTCTGTAACATTCTATAATCAAGTAATCTTCCTCTTTCATACTACTGTAATCACTATCAATATACAATCTACTCTGTCTTCTATTGAATCTTATCTGCTTATCTGGGTGTAATATAAAATCAATATCTTCTAAGTATCGTTTAGTCATTGTGTAACTAAGCAGTTCCATAGAACTGAAATGATACATCTCATTCAAAAATATCTGATATGTTAAGTTGAACATATTAGATGCTATAGCACGACTATCAACCTTCCATACCTTCTCAACACCAATGACGGCATCTGGTATTTGAATGAAGTTTTGAGTTTCTACAAATGAATGAACCGTTGTACCTACACCTGTAATAGAAGTAGTTGCAGTAGTAGTTGTAATACCTAGTGAAGTTTCTCCTCCAGCATGATCAGTTGCTCTTACAGTATTGACAAATTGTTCATCTATCTTATGTTTCAAATATGTCTTTTCAACACCATCCATATGTCTATCATGGAAGGTTTGTAAAGCATCATCTATTAGATCATCGTATTGCTCATCGGCAATATTAATCTCTAATACGGGAAAACCTAATTGGCGTTTCCCGTAATCTATCAGTCCCTGTCTAGTATTTGGTTGTGCCATGTTACTATTTATCGAGTGATAACAACATCCAGTTCATCACCAGCATCTAGTCCTGTAGCAGGATTGATTATTGTGACCTGTGGACTACCCTTAGTATAATCTTGTGTTAGTTCTAATCTAATACCATTCTGATACACTTCAATATTTTTAGCAGTAGTATCATTATCATTTGGTGTGAATATCGTTTGACCTGCTGTAGCAGTAAAGACATCTTCACCTGCACTAGAGACTAGAGATATCTCATCTCCTACATCCGCACCTGATCCAAGTGTTATAGGGGATCCTGCAGTGTAGTCAGTTCCTCTTTTTAGTAGAACACCATTCAAGTAAACATGAATCTTTTCTTTGATTGCACCAGGAGTTGCTGAAGTTGTTTGGAATGAAGTTTGATCTTGTGTAGCAGTAAAGTATTCTTCACTAATAGTATGACCAAAACCAACTTGAACTGTTACCCTATCACCAGCAGTTGCAGCAGATTGTGCATTGAAATTAATTGTCTGTGGTGCAGATAACTGGAAGTCGCAAGATGATGCAGAACCTACACGGTGTCTTACTCCATTTACAAATACTGATACTGGGAATGCTTTTGATTGTGATCCATCATCAAATACATTTGGTGCAGTAAATGCAGTTTGACCTGCAGTAGCAGTTGTTGTAGATTCACTTATAGAAGTGATACCTGCTGATGATGCAGGAGTTTGGAAGGTTAGAGAACCCGATCCATCCGTGGTCAAAACTTGGTCAGCCGAACCGTCGGTTGTAGGCCAAGTAAATCCAGCAAGAACTAATTGATTAGTGCTTGGATTGTATGTTAAACCTGTGTCAACCTTGACCCCATTGTTTCCTGAAGTAGCACCAACAAATGCAAGGTAATTAGTTGCACTAGTGCTATCTGCAGTAACAGTAACATTAGTAGCATTACCAGCAGTTACTGTGCTTGGATTAGCCCAAGCAGTATCTGTACCATCAAATGTTAGAATATGTCCTGCGGATCCAGTTGCATATTCACCATCATAGAATTTACCTTCAAGATGAAAATCACCATTGACTGTTGTTATTCCAGCAACGTTTAGGTTTCTATTGACTCTAATATCTTTCTGTGCTGTAACAATACCAACAGCATCTATATTTTGAACATTATCGTAACTTACATCACCAGTAACACTAAGGTCTCCACCAATTACAACATTACTTGTAAAGGTAGCAGCAACACCAGTAACGTTTCTTGCAGATAGATCACTCGTAACTGCTAGGGTGCTACTGATTGTTTGAGCACCAGTAACCGCAAGAGTTGAACCATCAAATGTTAGATTTGCACTATCCTCAAGAGCACCTGAAGTACCAGCTATAACAACACGATTGTCTGTTAGATCAGACACGGTGGCAGATGCTAGAGTAGTTTCTCCAGTAACACCCAGTGTTGTGGATACTGTAGCAGCACCAGTTACGACAAGAGTAGATCCATTGAATGTAAGATTTCCACTATCTTCTAACTCTCCACTTGTACCAGCAAGTACGACACGACCAGAAGTTAGATCAGCAATTGCTGCAGATGTTGCAGAAACCGTTCCTCCCGATTGATTACCTGTTACATTACCCGTTACATTACCAGTAAGATCTCCAGTTACGTTACCTGTTACATTACCTGTTAGAGCACCTACAACACCGCCCGACGCAGTGATCGCTCCTGTGGTTGTAGTTACACCTGATATACTTACATTATCAAGATTGGCATGTCCATCTACATCTAGAACCGCATTAGCAGTAACATTAGTAAATGTACCAGCAGCAGGAGTAGCACCAATAATAGAGTTATCAATTGTACCACCATTGATGTCTGCAGTGGTCGCAACTAATGATCCTATTGTTCCTAAACTTGTTAGAGAAGAATTTATAACACTTGATCCTAAAGTAGTTGAACTTAGAATCTCAGTATTATTGACCTTCAGTACCTTACCAGTAGCAAGATTTATATTTTCAGATGATCCCCAATTATCTCCAGTTGCCTCAAATGTCCATGTCTTATCACCATCACCAGAATCAACTAGTAGACCAGCACTATCTGCTGCAGCATCATTGGCAGCACCATCTGCTAATTTTACTTGCTTGTCAACAATGTTAACTGTAGTTGAGTTAACCGTTGTGGTTGTACCATCAACTTGTAAACTACCAGCAATTACAACTGTACCTGTATTGTCACCTACAGCAGCAGGGTCAAGGGTAAGAGTTGCAGGACCAGAAATCGTGTTTCCAAGAATACGTACAGCAGATCCTGATGCACCAGTATGAAATGCAGTGGCAGTTATAATACCAGATGCATTTACTGTACCAGCTTGTAACTGAGGTATTGTTGCAATACCACTAACATTCAACTGGGTGATTGATGAAATACCACCTGGAGTAACAACTCCTGTTTTACCAATATATCTGTAACCTACAATGTAAATGTTAGTATCGGATACTCCACTTGGTACGTTTGTATCATTGAAGTTTAGGACACCAGATGAATAGTCAAAGAACCACCCATCACTAGATCCAGAACCAGCAGCAGATAACTGAACGCCACCTGAATTGGGATCACCTTTATAAACTTTGATAATATAATCTGAACCAAATTGCGTATCAATCCAGTTACCTAAAATTCCAGAACCAGTATTGTTATATGTTGTATACGCAATAAAGGAACGACTACCAGAAACCGTACTATCAACGGTCATTCTCAGACCAGAAGTACCAGCAAGATATACTTTTACCGTACCACTATCTGAACCTGGTGGTGTTGCTGGAATCAGACTACTATCTGCCCATACACTAGTACTAGGAACAACTAAGGGAGATGCAATTGCTTCACCCGAAGGAGATTTTTTAGTACCACTTATACTTCCATCTTCTGCTATACCAGTCTTTGTTGCGGTATAACCAATCTTCTTTAATAGATAATCTATCTTTTGGTTTGATGATGCTGCCACTTGGTTATTCCTCGCTTATGTAGATGTGAATGACATTGAAGTTATTGACTGTCCAGAGGTCAATTTCCATCTGATCAGAATTCTATTATTAGAATCATTAGAAGAAGATTCTGTTCCGAAAGTACATGTAAACGTACCTCCATCAGTATCCATTAGTCCACCTGTCGAACATCCTGATTCTGCAGTTGTTGGAACACCAGATCCTCTATATGCTGCAAACATATCTGCCCATCCATTTGTACCTGATAATGAAGTAGTCCAAGTTGAGTTGTCAGGCATACATACCCAACATCCAGCAACAGAACCAGCATAGGTTATACTGAATTCTGAAACAGCAGATCTTATCAACTCAATCTGGAAGTATTGATTACCAGTTCTACCAGAAGAATAATCTGGACCTGCAGGAAGGTATCCAGATGAATAGTTTGTTTGGTCGTGACGTAATGTACCTCCTCTAACTGCTGCCTCATAGGTATCAATTGATCCAGAAGCATTACCAGTCCAAGTTGTATATGCAGGGGTAGGATTGTCACCAGTTGCACCTGCCTTGACTCTGGTAGCGTTACCAGACCCAGTTCCGAGAGAAGATATAGAAATGTTATCTTCGTCCATGCTGGAGGTCACAGCAGTGGTTCCCATGATATTGACATCAGTTGTATAACTTACTCTCTGGTTGTTATGAGAACCATAAGGAGTTGAAGCATCAAAGGATGTGAAAACATTAGATGTAACAGTGGTGTGTA